GACTATTACAACAATCGCCGAATCAAATTAAAACTAAACGGCCTGAGCCCTGTGCAATACAGGATTCAGACCGTTGGGGTCGCTTAATTTGATTTTTGTCTAACTTTTGGGGTTCATATCACTCTACGTCGGCGGTCTTTTTATGGGCGCAGGTGGATTACGCAAGCCGCGCATCTAAAAAAGCCCCGCAGGGGCTTTTTTCCCCGCCGGACTATTCGGCGGGTCGATGCTGTTCGAATCCACCCTTGCGGTGCTTTGTAGAAATTCAAATAAAACAGAAACTCCAGCGTCATCACAACGCTGGAGTTCTTGGTGGGCGCGGGTGGATTCGAACAAGCTCAACTATCACAATTCGCTGGATGCGCTTTGAAATTGTGATGGATTCATGCGCATTTTTTGAATTTCACCAAAAATCAATTATCGGCTATCACAACCATTTAGGAACAAAAACGGGTTACAAAGTGGGTTGTTTTGCACGGGGAGAATACTCTGCCAGAGCATCTGAAACGGCCATTGCTGCCGTGTCAGCCCTGCCGTCAACAGCATGGCTGTACCAGCCGTAAGTATCCATACTTTTGCTGTGTCCTACCATGCGGCGCAGTTCTGCCGGGGACACAGCATCCTCGATGACGCTCACAAAGGTGTGCCGCAGCTCATACAGGCTGACCGGCGGGTCAATGCCGTTGCTGCGCTGGTAGAACTGCCAGTAGTTATAGAGGCTGTGCTCATTCTCCAACAGGAAGATTGGATCATCTCCCCGAAGAGGCCGCCCCTCTTCAAAGGCCCGCTGCTGCAGCTGAGCGTGGAGTTCCGCAGCCGCCAGCGGATGCAGGACCACCGTGCGGATAGCGTTTTCGTTCTTGCCGTGCGTTTCCTCATCAAAGGTATTGATGGCCCGGGCAAGATGCAGCCGGTTGCCCTCCATGTCGCCCACGCGCAGCCCCAGCAGCTCCCCGGGGCGCAGGCCAGTCAGGACTGCAAAGCGATATGCATGGATATTGGCATCCTGTTCAACCTTTCCACGAACGATGCGTGTATCTACAGAAAGCAGAACCCGCAGCGCGTCCGGCTGAAGGATCTTTCGGCCCTTTGGACGTGCTCCCCTGGGTACTGTGAGACCCTCGTCCTCTGGCCGCAGGGCGGTGTATTTGTGCTGCCTTGCCCATTTCACAAAGCTGACTTCAACCGCCCGGATTCCCTGCAATGTTTTCCTCGAAAGGTTTCCCCTGCTCTTTCGGATGGCCTGCGGATTCATGCTGCCTTCCTTGTATGCCCGATTCAGCACATCCTGCAGCATTCCCGTATTCAGGTCACCGATCCGGCGGTCCCCCACCACTGGCAGGATGTAGTTCTGTCCGAACTTCTCCACCTGCTGGGCATAGCTTGTGCCGGCGGTGGCCCGCACCGAGATCAGATACTCGTTCCAGACCTCCAAGCAGCGCTTGGTGGTGCTGCAGATGCCCTCATCCAGCCAGGCATCCGCTTTTGCATTTGCTTCCCGCTGGCCGGTACGGCCCGGCTTTGCACTGGTGAACGTCTTGCGCACCCCGTCCTTCTGCACCTTGATCTGCCAACGGTTCTGGTTCGGCAGCCACTGGGCGGTGTTGGTTCGCATTCCCATAAAAAATACCTCCTTTGGGGTACACTTTGACAAGCCCGCCCAAAGGTGATATCATATCTGTGCAGAGAGTTCGCAATTCTACTGTACAGAGCTGTAACGCCTTCGGGTAAGCGGTTCGGAAACGCCTTCGGTGCGCCAACACCGGGGCGTTTTTCTTTTGTTCAACTACCGAGGATTCCTCGGCAACTCATGGACCAATAGCACTATTTGCAAACGGCAAAACCGTTAGCTTTTCAGTTTACAGATTGAGCAGCCGTGCCTTTTGGGCTTTGTATTCGTCTTCCGTGATTGCGCCCATATCCAACAACTTTTTGAACTTTAACAGCTCGTCTGCGGCACTGGAAGCCCCCTTTTCGTCTTTCGATACAGCGCGGTCTGCAAAAATTTCCTCGCAGAGCTCTAGCACTTTACGGGAATACGTAAAAACAGGCGATGTCATCCGCCCTATGGGGGCGGGATAACCGACGGTAAAAGACATTTTGGGGTCAGACTCTACTGTATGGGAAACAGTCTTTGCAGTGCTGCCTCCAATAATTGCACCAGCAGATCCGGCAACAATACCGCCAACGACGGCTCTTGTGAGCCCGCCCTTTGTTTCCGTGACGGTTTTCGTGTCAACCTCCACGGTATAATCGGCCAGTTCATCGAAAGTGAACCATCCCGGAATGCCGCTCACTGTCATAAGTCGTTGTTCCCGATTTACATAAGCAACCATTGTGCCAGGATCCTGCAAGTCTTCAAAGCCCTTTGCGCGCTCCTGACGTTCTTTGAAAAAGGCTCGCTGTTCCTTCATGCTCTTTATAGAAGCCGTCTTATAGTCAACTTTAAAATCCGAAAAGAATGAGCGGCACTTTTTACAGATGAAGCCATCCGTGCAAAGTTCCCGGTCAAAAATCCCGAGCTTTTCTCCACAAATCGCGCAAACAGCCATATTGTACCTCCTTTAATCCTATCAGCCTAGTCTAAATCCAACTTGCCTACACCAGCCCACGACAGAAACCAACAGCCAAACCTTCCACTTCAATTTCGTCCAAATCGGAACCGGTATAAACCATGGGAGGGCATACAGAGGGGTTGTCTGCAATCAGCTGCACCACGCCATTCTGATAATAGCAGTGCTTCAGGGTAGCCTCCTCACCAATGCGCACCGCCGCAATCTGTCCTTGCTCTACTTCCGGCTGACTGCGAATGCAAACCACATCACCGTCACAAATGGTAGGGGCCATGCTGTCCCCGTGGCATTCCAACGCAAAATCAGCCCTCCATGCAGCCGGAACACCGACATAGCTTTTGATATTCTGCTCTGCGGTGATGGGTGTGCCGCACGCGATAGAGCCGATCAGGGGGACCTGCACCATTTCGGGCATCGGCATGAACCCCGGCGGGACAACAGGCTTTTGGAGCGAAGTCATGGGAGCATCGTCCACAATAGCACTTTTGGTGATACCGAAGTAGTTTGCCATCTTTTCGACTGCACCCATGCGGGGAGTCTTTAGCCCAAGCTCCCAAGTGGACACTGCCTTATCACTAACCCCGGCAATTTTGCCCAACTCAGATTGAGAAAGACCATGCTCCAAGCGGATTCTCTTTATATTTTCAGCGATGCTCAATTGAATCACTCCTTATATGTAGAGATTACACCAAAAGTAGAGCGTTGTCAACATTGTTTTGAGATTTTTCTACTTAAAGTTCTTGACATTCTACTAAAAGTGGAGTATAGTATTCCCAAGCCCAAACGAAAGGAGGCTAAAATGTTGGGATTCACTGTGAAACAGGCTCGCCAGTACGCTGGATTCACCCAGCGGGAAATGGCGGAAAAACTCGGCGTTTCGCGCGATACATATCGAAAAATCGAAGCATCGCCTGAAGATGCCACCATTGCAACCGCGAAAAGAATCAGTGAGGTCGTGGGCATTCCTATCGACCAAATTTTTTTCGTCAGTTTGTCTACTTAAAGTAGAATTCAAGTAAAGGAGGTGAACAACGTGAATGACAACAAAAAGCCCAGCGAACCTGTGAAAGAGGAACGCTGGGCAGAGAGGAGAAAACTCAAGTGCTGTGCTATAAGTTGATTCTGATTCTTTGGCTGGTCGTGACTTTGTGCAATCTGCTTGTCAGAAAGGTCTCGCCAGAGCTTTCCGGTTGGTATCCGGCATACTCCATCGTGGTTGCATTTCTCACGACTGCATTTCTTTTGCGTCTCGCATCCTGACAACGATCTTATTCAAAAGCTCAACTTTCATACTATGAAGATCCTGTGTCGCAGAAGTTCGCTTCACCAAGCGTTCCAATGATAGCATATCTTCTCGAAGCTCTTTTGAAGCGTAATACATTGCCAGTGCAGAGTGAGAGCCAAATTCGCTCAGATTTTCGAGTGTTTCAGATTGGACAGCCGCACCCGCCGCACGAATGTAGCCTTCGTAGATCTCGCGTTCGCGCCGAACCCGTTCTTCGCGTTCTTGATGGTCATATTCCATTTGTTTCATCTTTTGCTGATGCCAATTGTTAAAGATTGCTGTCAGCATCGGAGAAACCAAAGCGCAGAGCGAAACGACCATTGCTACTAAACCAGACCAGTCCGAAACAGACATACCGGTATTTTGTTCCACTTTATCACCTCCCTTCCCGCCCAAGTATACCGCAGAAGGGAGCCGCCAACAAGGAGGTGAGCAACGTGAAAAAGCCTTATCTCAAAATCAGTCGTCTGGCAGAAGACCAGGATCTCAATCAGGGCGCACTTGCGGCCCTGATTGGGGTAAGCTCCAACACGATGACCGCACGACTCAAGGGGACACAACCTTGGAGGAGTGACGAAATCGTCATCATCTGCAGAGCACTACACATCCCGCAAGAAAAAATCGGGGAGTATTTCTTCCCGGCAATCGCAAAGGAGGAAAAGACCGCATGAAACCTTACACCCTTGCATCCGAGCGGGCCGCAGCGCCCACTGGATGCGCGTACATCGCACCGCTGTTTTGGAACAAGTGGTTCCGTTGGGGCGGTAGTCAGGCATCTGGCTGCTACCAGCTGGGCGGACAAATCAAGGATGAAAGCCACACCGGGCTGCAGATTTTTGCTGATGGCGAATGGCACCCGGTCATCGGATGGGCATTGGACGACTGCAGACCCGCAGTCAATTGTCTTCAGGAGGTAGGAGCATGAATATCAGCCCGAACGCTCAGTTAAAAATCCAGCTGGGTAAGGATGGGAACCCCAAGATTTATGCCTGCGGTACAGAGATGGAACAGAAAGCCCTTTGCGCTGCTCTGATTGCCGGGATTTGCATAGATCAAAGAAATCCGGAAGCATTGCTCAGCATAGTGACTACTGCCGCAGACCTCATGGACAGAATGGAGGAATCCCCCAATGAAGATTAAATCCCGCGTCTGGTACTGGCTGGCTGCTGCCAGCGGTACCGCAAGTCTGCTGTACGGCATGGGCATCGAAGGCGGTGCACAGCTGGGCAGCTCCATCTCTGACAGCCAGTTCGTCACGGCCCTGTGCCTAGTTCTGGCAGCGGTAGCGTTCCTGCGGCTGGGCTTTGCCGCCCAGGATCGTGAACAGAACGCCCGCCGCTATGGCCGCGTTGACCGCACCCACGCCCGTACCGAAGAGCCGGAGTACCGGCAGAACCGGAGGGGCGCATGAAAAGCAAATGAGCCCGCCCGTGCTGGTAACACGGACGAGCCCAAAGGGTGATGGTTTGAACGACTCCATCCCTTTGATGATATCACATCAGAAAGGATTTTACAAATGAAAGGTATTTTAGCCGAACCGGGCAAGGCCCCGGTGATCGCATCCCTGCCCGACAGCCTGTGGGCCATTGAGAACCGGCTGGGCACGCCCTGCGAGATGATCGTGTTGCCTCGCACCCCGGCGGTGCTGTTCGTGGGCCGGTACGATGGTCCCATCCAGCCCGCCAGCCTGCTCAACCGCACCTACCGGGGCCGCCAGCTTTACGGGCCCATCCTCTGCTACGGCTGGAAGGGCAACAACATCCAGCCCATGAACAAGGATGTACAGACCGAGATGCTGGACCGTCTGAAGGGCACGGAGGTGCGGGTATGAGCATCATCAGCCAGAACAGCAACGATGTTTACTACGCCTATACTCGTGGGCGCTTCTGGCGCTGGGACGAATCCGCACGGGTCTGGAAGGAAAGCCATCTGCTGGCCCAGAAGTTCGACAAGGCCAAGGCCGCTGAAAAGCATCTGACCCCGGAAGCGTTTCTGACCAGCGACGAGTTCATCCCCATGGACGACTACGAACTTCCGGAGCAGATGCTCGCCGCTCTCAGGGATGCCAAGCCCTGCAAGAACGCACCCATTGACCCGGTAGAGGAGGAGTCGGCCCCTGCCGCATCGGCGGGCGGTTCTTCTGTATCAACAGCTGGTGCCATGCAGGACAAGCCCCTAACCACCGTGCCGGATGCGATGCGCCCGGCGTTTGATTATTCCGGCCTGACCGACCAGACCGTGGAGGACCTGCACTTCGCTGAGGACGAGTACCACCACGGCAAGCAGATGGCCGAACGCGGCCTTGTCCACATGGGCAATGCCATTGCCGCTGCCCATGATGCGCTGTGCGGCACCGTTGTCGCACAATGCGACAACGGTAAGTTCGCCAAAAAAGAAGATACCTTCCGGGCGTGGTGTGTGTCCATCGGCATCACCAAGGATACCGCTTACCGGCTGTTGCAGGTCTCGGCACTGCTGAACGGAAGCAGCCCCCGCCAGCAGAAGATCCTGAAGGAGCTGTCTCCCACTCTGCTGTATGCCGTGGCAAAGCCCAGCGCCCCGGCAGAGCTGGTGGAGCAGGTTAAGAGTGGTGACATCACCACCAACAAGCAGTATCAGGAAGCCCTTGCCAAGATCAAAGACGAGAAAGAGCGCGCCGATGCTGCCGAGACCCGCGAGGAAGAGGCGCGGAAAGCTGCACACGAGTACCACGAAAAGTACGAGGAAGCCGCTGCCATGCGGGCAACGCTGCTGGATCAGCAGGGTGTCTACATTGCCGATATTGACGGCCTGAAAAAGCAGAACGCCAAGCTCCAGCAGAGCTACCACGATGTATACGAGAGCCGCATTGTGGCCAACCTCCAGCGCCAGAAAGCCGAAGCTGAACGCGACAGGGCCGAAGAGAGAGCAAAAAATGCCGAAGACGCTTTGAAAAAACAGCCCATCACGGCGGTCATCGACGAGGAAGAGATCGACCGACGGGCCGCAGAAAAAGCCTGGGGCCTTGCAGATGCCCGGAACGCCGAACTGGCCAAGGACAATGCCAACCTGAAGAAACAGGTTGCGGCACTCCGTTCCCGCATCAACGATGATGCCCAGGCAGATTTTGAGCAGGCCAACTACTGCGCCAGCCTGATGCGGGCGGCGTGGGATAACAGCAAGGCCAGCTATTCCCGGCTGGTGGGCGAAGATCTGGAAAGCACCTTTCAGACCATCTGCGGTACCCTGAACAGCATCATGGAGGAGGCCTCCCTGCTCTGCCGCCAGCCGCCTGATTATGACGGAGGTGACAGGGATGAATGAGATGTACTGTCTGGATCTTGACCGTTACGGCCCGCCCATGGAGCCGCCCGATGATTACTACTTTGCCCCCGACCGGGAGCCAGAAGAGGAGGAACTGACCGATGACGAATGAATTGACCGTCCGGGTAGAGCGCCCGGTGATCCCGGCCATGAACTGGAACAAGGATGAGGTGCAGAAGAACCTTGACGAACTTCTGGCCTCCTATACAGGCCGTGTGTACACACCTGAATCCATCAAGGATGCCAAGGCCGACCGTGCTGCCGTCAACAAGTGGGATAAACAGCTGGCTGCTGCTCTGACCGCCGCCAAGCGGCTTTACACTGACCCGCTGGAGGATTTCCAGAAGAGTATCCGGGAGATGCAGGCCCAGTGCAAGAAGATCTCCGGTGCCATTGATCAGCAGGTAAAAGCAGTAGAACAGGCCCAGCGGGAAGAAAAGGCATCCACCCTGCGGCTGGTCTACCGGGACTGCATCGGGGAGCTGGAACCTCTGATTTCTTTTGACCGTCTGCTTGTGCCCCAGTGGCTCAACAAAACCTTTGACCTCGCCCAGGCCGAAAAGGAACTGCGCAAGGCTGTGGAGACCCGGCGGGAGGAACTCCGCCTCATCCGGGAGACCTGCGGTGAAGACGCTGAACCCTGCATTACCGAATACCTGCGGGCCCTGAGCGTCAATGATGCACTGCATGAGCACAGCCGCCGGGAGCACGCCCGGGCGGCTCAGGCTGAGGCAGAGGCCCAGCGACAGGCCGCAGAACGTACCAGAGCTGCTGCACCGGTCATCATCCCGCCCACCGAGGAAGAGCGTCAGCTGAAAGAAGAGGCTGCACAGGAGGCCCGGAGCAATGCCTTTGTGACAGCTTCCGGGCGGCTGGACTGCGAGGTATTGCAGCAGTTCGCCCTGCCTGGCACAGGCCTTGCACCTGTCCGCAAACGCTACCGCTTCTGGGTAGATTTCACCCCGGAAGACATCGAATGGTTCAAAGCCGAAGCTAAAAAGCGCGGCTTCGCATATGGTTCTGTAAAATAATTGGAGGATTTTACTTATGGCTTTTTCTCGTCCCGGCGCACCTGCGCCCACCATGTCCGCAAATACCACTGGCACCACCACCGCCGCCCGGATGACTGCAATGCAGCAGCGTGCTGCCCAGAGCAGTGCTCTGCAGGCCGCCAGCCCGGCCAAGCCCGTGGAGATCACCTCTGCCGACGGCCAGCACATGACCGTCAGCTTCTCGGATGTCCGCAACTTCATCTGTCAGAAAGCCACCGATGCCGAATGCAAGATTTTCCTCGAGACCTGCAAGCAGTACCGCCTGAATCCCTTTACCAAGGAAGCCTACCTCATCCACTACGATAACAACAGCGAGGACACCCCCAGCACCATCGTTCTGGGCAAGAACTGCTACCTGCAAATGGCAGAGCGTCACCCCAGCTATGACGGCTTCGAGGCCGGGGTCATCATCTTCGATAAGGTGGCCGGGGAGTGCCAGAAGCGGGAGGGTTCCATCGTCTACGAGGACGAGGAACTTCTGGGCGGCTGGGCCAAAGTCTATCGCAAGGACCGCACCCGCCCCAGTTACGAGGAAGTGAAGCTGACCGAATACGACACCGGCAAATCTCTGTGGAAGGGCAAAAAAGCCACCATGATCCGCAAGGTTGCCCTTGTCCATGCCCTGCGGGAAGCATTCCCCTCCACCTTCGGCTCTCTCTATGACGAGAGCGAGGTCCATGTGGATGCCGAGTCCACCGCCGTGGAACTGGACGAAGCTGGACAGGCTTCAGCTCCCCGCTGGACCCGCATCATGGAAGCTGTTGAACAGGCCGATGCCCTGACCGTGGAGGATGCTGACAGCGCAGACGACCCCTTTGCCGGGGGTGATGAATCGTGATCCTGACCCACAAGACCGGCGTTCTGCTCCACGGGACCCTTGCCAAAGACCCTGTGCTCAAGGACGTGGGCCAGAAGCGGGTCCTGAAGTTTGACGTGAAGGCGCACAGCGTCAAGACCGACACCGGCAGCTGGGAGAGCCTGTATGTTCAGGTCAATGTCTGGCACGGGCTGGACAAATGGGACGGGCTGCTGCTGAAGGGCGATGCCGTCACTGTCTTTGCCCGGGAGCTCAAGAGCCGGGAGTACAATGGCAAGACCTATTACAATGTGGATGCCGACGACATTCAGCCCGGCGGCATGGTGATTTTCCGGTGGATGCAGAATCTCATTGACCTTTGCACAGAGGCCCCGGCACCGCCCGAACCAGCGCTCACTCAGGAGCCAACGCCCTTTGATGAGCCTGCCCCGGTGCAGACCAGCCTTTCCGGCGGGCAGATGTATCCCGGCGAAGACCTGGCCGACTATGCTCCCCGCGCCTCTCAGGCGGCAGCGCCTGCCGGGCCCGCCGCAGGCACCCCGGAAGCAGATGCCCTCATCGACGATGATGCGGATGACCTGCCGTTTTAACCACACCAGAAAGGAGTTTAGACCGTGGGCATTGACCCATCCCGTGGCTTTGTTGCCTTTCCCCGCGGTCTGACTGACTGGGAATGGTATTCAGAGCCCAACACTGCCCGCCTGTTTTTCCACCTGCTACTCACCGCCAACTGGCAGGAAAAGCAGTGGCAGGGCATTAGTATCAGGCCCGGACAGCTGGTTACAAGCCAATCTCAACTAGCAAAACAGCTTGATTTGAGTGTTCGGAACATCCGGACAAGCTTAGAACATTTACAGGCGACAGGCTATCTGACAGTCAAAACAGGCTCAAAATACAGCATTGTCACGATAGAAAACTATGCTTCGCTTGTTGGCAGTGACAGGCAAAGTGACAGGCAAGCGACAGGCAACCGACAGGCTGCCGACAACAACTTAACAAGTCTAACAAACCAACAAGCTAACAAGTCGTCGTCTGCGGCTGCGCCGGAGCCGACCGGACGACCGACGACCTCACCCTTGGTATCAGAGTTTGAACAGGATATCGGCAAGCTGAGTGCCTCCGGGAAAAGAGAGCTGACAGGATACGCTGACCGACTGGGCGAGGAACTGGCGCGGGTGATCCTGCGCAAGTGCATTGATGCCGGGGCACATAGCTGGGCCTATGTGCGGAAGGCTCTGATCGAGGCCGAAACCCAGGGCTGTAGGTCTGCCGAGGAGTACCGCATGACGAACCCCATTGGAGCAGGACGCAATAGGTGGGTGGACAGGCCGGAGCCCGGCGGGAATGATTTTCTAAAAAACGCAGCCCGCCGCCGTCCGCTCACCAAGAAAAAGGAGGATTCCAATGTACCGGAACCATGAGCACTACCCCGACCCAACAGCTGGCCGGGCATTGGGCAGCCTCCGACGAAAGGAGAACCAATTGAACACCGGAAAACAGTTCGAGGCAGACTGGAAAAGCTCCATGCCGAAGGATGCTTGGTGTTATCGACTGAAAGACAGCGCGGCCACCTATTACGGCGGCAACGAGAACCTGAGCTTCTCCATTGATAACATCTGCGACTTCGACGTGTACCGCTACCCTATGCACCATTACTTCGAGCTCAAGACCATCGAAACGCCCAGCATCCCACTGGAAAAGATCCTGGGCCGATTCGACCGGGAGCGACAGAAGTACCACAAGCTCAAACACATCACCGATATGGCCCACGCAGCATCCTTCAAGGGCCAGACCGCCCATGTGGTCATCAATTACCGGGGCAAGGTCAACCGCACCTTTGCCGTACCGGCCAGCGCTGTGCTGGAGTACATGCAGACCCAGACCCGAAAGAGCATTCCATGGCAGTGGGCCGCCCTGAACGGCATCGAGGTGGAGCAGCACCTGCTGCGCGTTCACTGGCGGTATGACGTGGAAGGGCTACTGAGGGTACTGGAAGGAGGGAGTACAGAATGACCTATATCCAGAAATGTGAGTGGCTGAAGCTGTATCAGGTATCACTTCGCCGCCAGAAAATTCTTGTCCGGCGTATCCGCGAAGCGAAAGACCAGGCCGAAAGCGTCACCCAGGCACTCAGCCCTATTGTCAGTTCTGGATGTTCTGGCGATAAGACTGGCCGCGCCATTGAAATGATGGATGCCTACCAGCACCAGCTGTGCCATGAAATTCAGCGCAGTCAGGAGTTGTGTTACACCATCCGTAAGGTCATCGCAGAACTCGAAGACCCTCTTCTGGTAGACCTTTTGGAACTGTGCTACATTGATGGCCTGCATCGTGGACAGGCTGCTGACAGACTCCGCGTCAGTGACCGACATTTTCGTCGTCTACATCGGCAGGCTGTGGAGGCCCTGAACATTCCAATGAATGCCATTCCTCCGCAATTATGGCCGCGCATGTCCGCTTAACTGTGTTATAACGATACCATCGGCAAAGCCGAAAGGCAGACCGATGCCATGGCAGCTTCCAGAATGTGCCCGTCCGACATCACGTTCTGCGAGCTGCTTCTATTATGCCGCCTGAGCGCAATGTGGTGCGCGTTCACGAGTGTAGTCGTGGAAGGTTCGATTCCAAGGGTGGTTCCAATTCGCCGCCGACCCCGTAGGCGGCACAGCCTGACGCATGGGGCTACATACTCCCCACCGGAAGCTCATGTGGTGGGTGGCGGGATCTCCTTGCCCGCCCTCTGACCTCCCCACATACGCCGGAGGCACCGGAATCCATAGGCGGGTTTCAGGTATTTTCCCGCTGGATGTGCGTCAATTGCCCTGCATGGAAACATGCAGGGATTTTTTATGCTATTTTCTGCCGTCCTGAGGGGCGGCTTTTTTGTACCCTGACGACGAGAGAGGTGGTGAGGATGACTGACAAGCAGGCGCGGTTCTGTGAAGAATATATGATCGATCTGAACGCGACCCAGGCGGCCATCCGTGCCGGATACTCCCCAAAGACGGCCAACGAGCAGGCGGCACGGCTGTTAGCGAATGTTAGTATCCAGAACCGCATCGCACAGCTTCAGGCCGAGCAGAGCTGCCGCACCGGCGTGTCCGCTGACCGGGTGGTGCGCGAGCTGGCCAAGGTGGCGTTCGTCAACGCGGGCGACCTCATCGATGCTAGGACGGCTTCCCTGAAAAGCGATGCCGCACCGGACGATCTGGCTGCTGTGCAGTCAGTCAAGGTCAAGACCTTCGGAGAGGACGGTCTGGAGCAGGAGGTCAAGCTGGCCGACAAGCTGAAAGCCCTGGATCTGTTGGGGCGGCACCTGGGAATGTTCAACGGCGTGTCCGGCGATGCCTCTGATCAGCTGGCCGAGGCCCGCAAGATCCTGGGAGGAGTAGACAGTGTTATCGACTAAGCAGAAAGAATATCTGGCTTCCTGTTCGCACCGGTGGAACCTGAAAGTTGGGGCTACCGGTTCCGGCAAGAGCTGGCTGGACTATGCCGTGGTCATTCCCCAGCGCCTTCTGGCTCTGCGGGGTGAGGGCGCAGCGGTAATGCTGGGCAACACACAGGGCACCATCAGCCGGAACGTTTTGGACCCCATGCGAGAGATCTGGGGCGAGGCCCTTGTGGGAACCATCAGCAGCGACAACACTGCCCGGCTGTTTGGCCGCCGGGTCCACATTCTGGGCGCGGACAGCAAAAAACACGTTGCCCGTATTCAGGGCATGACCATCGAGTACGGTTACGGCGATGAGATGACCACCTGGGATGAAGACGTGTTCCAGATGCTCAAGACCCGCCTGCGCTGTCCTCATTCCCACTTCGACGGCACAGCCAACCCGGACAGTCAGGAGCATTTTCTCAAAAAGTTCATTGATGACCCCGAGGTGGACATCTTCTGCCAGACTTCCACCATCGACGATAACCCATTTCTCCCGCAGGAGTTCGTGGAGCACCTGAAGCATGAGCTGGCCGGGACTGTCTATTACGACCGCTTTATTCTGGGCCACTGGTGCAATGCGTCCGGTCTGGTCTATCCCTTCTTTTCGCTCTGCGCGGATCCTTACCTCTTTCACGGCAGCACAGCTGGCATCGACGGACAGTTCTATGTATCCATCGACTACGGCACCCACAACCCCTGTTCCATGGGCCTGTGGGTTATACATGAAGGAAAGGCCCTGCGTATCAGGGAGAGTTACTTCGACAGCCGCAAACAGCGGGTGCAGCGCACCGACGAGGAGCACTACGCCGAGCTGGAGCGGCTCACAAAGGGCTATTACATTCAGGCTGTGTGCGTAGACCCTTCCGCCGCATCTTTTATCGAGACCATCCGGCGGCACGGCAGGTATCAGGTCATCCCCGCAGACAACGATGTTCTGAACGGCATCCGCTGCGTGGCTTCCCTGATGCAGGCCGGACTTGTCCGGATCCATGAAAGCTGCACCGATTCCCGCCGGGAGTTCGGCCTGTACTCGTGGGACGACAAAGCCAAAGAGGACAGGGTCGTTAAAGAGAACGACCACGCCATGGATGATATCCGCTATTTCTGTTACACGATATTCGCCCCGCTCATCCGCTGGGCAGATTGGAGAGCCAAGTAATGTTTGACAAGCTGCTTTCGTGGCTGCGGGAGAAGGCCCGGCTCTGGTTCGGGGAGGATACCCCGATCAGCGTCAGCGTGTCTGCCCCCATGGAGAGTGCCATCACCCTCTGGGCGCAGATGTATGATACCGGCGGCCCATGGTGTCACGGCGGCAAAGACCCGCTGCACAGTCTTGGCCTGCCCCAGAGCATTGCTGCCGAGCTGGCCCGGCTGACCACGCTGGAAATGGAATGCCTTGTCTCCGGCAGTGCCCGGGCAGACAGCATCAATGAGCTGCTCAAGCCCTTTATTGCCGACTTGCGCATTCCCGTGGAGTACGGCTGCGCCCTGGGCGGGGTGCTGTTCCGGCCCTATCTCGACCCTGCTGGCCACATCCAGATCGATGTGGTGCAGGGGGATTGCTTCTGTCCCACTCGCTTTGACAGCTCCGGACGTATGACCGGGGCTATTTTTTACGATCATCTGGTGCGGGGCGGACGTATCTACACCCGGCTGGAAAACCACGAGTTTTCCAGCGGAAAGTATACAGTCACCGTCAAGGCGTTCCGTTCCATGACAAGCGCTGATATCGGCGTTGAAGTCCCCCTGACTGACGTTGCCGAGTGGGCTGCACTGGCCCCGCATACGGAGTTCACTGGCGTGGACAGGCCGCTGTGGGGCTATTTCAAGGTCCCCAAAGGAAACGCCGCTGACCGGCACTCCCCGCTGGGTGTCAGCGTGTACGCTCCGGCAGTAGACATCATCCGGGATGCAGATGAACAGTATGGTGCACTGCTCTGGGAGTACAACGGCGGCCAGCTGGCCCTCGATGTAGACCAGACTGCCCTGCGCCCGGGTCCTGACGGTAGTTCCACGATACCTCTGCGGGAACAGCGGCTCTACCGCAACTGGATCAATGGCAGCGTCTCCGGCGGTCGGAACCTTTACGAGGTGTTTGCACCCGCCCTGCGGGATGAGAGCTACCGCAAAGGGCTGGATTCCATGCTCAAGCGTATCGAATTTCAGTGCGGCCTTGCCTACGGTACCCTGTCTGACCCGCAGAACGTGGACAAGACCGCCGAGGAGATCCGCTCCAGCAAGCAGCGCAGCTATACCACCGTCAAAGACCTGCAACGGGCCCTCGGCACAGCCATCACTGATCTGGTCTATGCCGTGAACATCCTGCTGGATGCCGCATGGCGCAGCGGCGCGGCGGTTCCCCTGCCGGGCGAGTGCACTGTGACCTTCGATTTCGATGATTCCATCATCTCAGATCCCAAGGAGCGCAAACAGATGTTCTGGGGATACGTTACCGCCGGGAAGTTCCCATTCTGGCGGTATCTGGTGGAGTTTGAGGGATACAGCGAGGACGAAGCCCGCAAGCTGGCGCAGGAAGCCGCTGACGAGAACAAGCAGCCTGAGCTGAGCTTCGGCGGGGGCGGCTGATGCTGGCCCCGGACTATCTCGACCACGCACCCGACCGGCTTGTGCTGCTCTGGCAGCAGGTCGAGGACGATATCCTGCGGGACGTGGCCCGGCGCATCTCCAAAATGGACACCCTGACCCCCACGGCCAACTGGCAGCTGTGGCGGTATGAGCAGACCGAAGCCCTCCGGCAGGACGTGGTAAAGAAGCTGGCCCGCTACACCGGAAAGAGCGAAGCTGAGATCCGGCGGCTCATGCAGGAAGCGGCCACCCGGGCCATGGAGGCCGAGGACGAGATCTACTACCACTACGGCAAGGAACCCACGCCCTTTGCCGACAATGCCACCCTGCAGGCCCTGCTCAACGCTGGCTACCAGCAGACGGCAGGAACCTTTCACAATCTGACTGCCACCACGGCCAACACCGTCAGCGGCCAGTTTGAAGCCGCCCTCGACCGCGCCCATCTCAAGGTGAGCAGCGGTGCGTTCGACTACAAGAGCGCCATCAAGAGCGCGGTGGACAGTCTGGCCGACACCATGAAGTACATCACCTACCCCACCGGCCACACCGACACGCTGGAAGTTGCCGCCCGCCGGGCGGTGCTGACTGGTGTGAATCAGACCGGTGCAAAGCTGCAAGTGGCCCGGGCCGATGAAATGGGGGTGGAGTTCTTCGAGACCACGGCCCACGGCGGGGCCCGGCCTTCCCACGCTGAGTGGCAGGGCAGGCAGTTCCACCGGGGCGGCGCTGTGGACTACATGGGCAAGCATTACCCGGACTTCGAGGCCGCCACCGGCTACGGCACCGGAGCAGGGCTGTGCGGCTGGAACTGCCGTCACACCTTCTTTTCCATCTTCCCGGAGCTGGGTGCACCGCCTGCATGGACGCAGGAGAGCTTGGAAGCCCTGAACGCCCGGGACATCGAGTACAACGGTGGCAAGTACACCCGGTACGAGATCAGCCAGATGCAGCGGGCCCGGGAGCGCACCGTGCGCAAGTACAAGCGCCGGTATCTGGCTGAGGATGCCGCCGGGGCCGATACCACCGCCAGCGCGGTAAAGCTCCGGCAGGCCCGTCAGGAGCTGTCTGACTTTATCAGCGCCACCGGCGGAAGGGCAGACAGTGCCCGCACCAGTGTTGCAGGCTTTGGCAGAAGCCAGAGCAGCCGGGCAACGTGGGCGGCGAAGAAGCTTGATTCAATGTTGCCCAACCAGCGTGGCAGCGGTGGCTCCTCTGGGCAGAGCGGCGAAACAGTTCATAAATTCCTGGGAAAAGTCGATTTGAAAGACACCAAGCAAGTGGAAGCCCTTAAGGATTCATTCTGCAGCAGCTATGCCAATTCCAAAGTCGAGAATATGATGGTCATCACCCGCAACGGTGAAGTCCATTATATGACCGACAATAATCCCCGAGGGGTTGACTGCTCGTATCTGGGTGGTAAACTGAAAGGGAGCTACAACATCCACACACACCCGCCAGATACCACACAATATTCCTTCAGCACCGATACAGACATCCCGGCAGCATTTGCCGATGGCACCCGCATCATGGAAGCTGTGGACTACAAATACAGGTATCAATTTGCTGTTCCGCGAGAAATCACCTTTGAGCAGTGGGAAACCGTGTGTGAGGAAGTTCGTGAGGAACAGAACGCCGTGATGGCAAGCCGTGGCTATGGATTCGATGACTACGAAGAAAACATCCAGCACGTCATTATTGACGAAACCTGCCGTCGGCTTGGTTTGAAATGCTACCACAGGGAGAAACGGAAATGAGCTACACACTGGAACAGATAGATCAGCTTACTAAGAAAAGCGTTCAGCGAGAACGTTCCCTTGTTGCTGAGTATAAACGCACCCACTCTGTTCCTAGTAGAGGAATTATTTCCACGTCTGAAATTGATGCCGAACGAGCCGAACAGAAGCGTTTATATGGCGAGTATTGCAAATTGATTGCGAACAGAAAGGGTTGAGGTGTTATCATGGAAGATTTTCGTATCATCTACCGCATTTTGAAGTATTTGCAGCAAAGCATGGACTTTGAGGAGTTCGATTGCGCTGGCTTTACTGCCGAGCGCTTCGGTACGAATCCGAACCGCTTTCAGGCTCTCCTGATTCAGCTTCAGAAGGCTGGGTTCATTGAGGGCCTGAACATCGTTCGCTACATTCGCCAGCCGGAGCGCATCGAGCCGCCCATGGAACCGCATATCACCTTGCAGGGGCTTGAATATCTTCAGGAAAACAGCCTGATGAAAAAGGCCGCTGCATTTGCAAAGGGTGTTAAGGAAATCGTCCCCGGCATCTAACAACCAAATATCGTCAGCGTCTTTGCCCAGCCGGGCAGGGGCGCTTTTTTCATGCCGTCTTAGCTCATTCTGGAAGAGCGCCGGTCTCCAAAACCGGAAGCGGGAGGTTCGATGCCTCCAGACGGTGCCATCGCAGAGGGCAGTGCGTACCCTGCCCGGGATCCATGCGGAAGGCGAACCGCGTTACAAAACCGAACGGATTCTATTTTTCATATTGACCAGAAAGGAGCACTCAACATTGAAACGTGAAGATGTGAGTAAGATCATCCCCGACATTACGCAGGAACAGCTGGACAGCATTATGAACCTGCACGGTGCTGACATCACGGCAAAGGCCAACGAGATTACGACCCTCAAGGCCGAAAAGGCCACCCTGACCGAGCAGCTGAACACTGCAAACGGCAAACTGGAGGGCTACGACCCCGAGTGGAAGGCTAAGGCAGAACAGGCCAAGACTGACGCTGCCAGCCAGGTAGCCGCCCTCGAAAAGGGCTATGCACTGGAACGCAAGGCCGCTGGGCTGAAGTTTTCCAGCGAGAGCGCCCGCAAGGCATTCCTTGCCGAGGCAAAAGCCCAGAATTTTGCTATGAAGGACGGCGAGATTCTGGGCTTTGATGACTATGTCAAGACCTTCAAGGCCGCAGACCCCAGCGCCATTCTGCCGGACGGCGGTATGGTACAGTTTTCTACATCCGCACCGGGCGGCAACCGCCAGCCCGCAAACGCACATGAGGCCGCAAATGCTGCATTCCGCGCAGCGTTCGGCCAGAAAGGTTGATTATTATGGCTATTGATGCAATCGCCCGCAATAAGGCTGAAGCCCTGATCCGGGAGCAGCTGGTGAACACCATCCAGCAGGATGTGCCCAAGAGCTCCATCGTGATGCAGCTTGGCAACCGCCTTGCCAACATGACCTCCAACCAGACCAAGATCCCCGTGCTGTCCATGCTGCCTCTGGCATACTGGGTCAACGGTGACACCGGCATGAAGAAAACCAGCAAGCAGGAATGGGACAACGTCTACATGACCGCCGCAGAGCTGGCTGTCATCGTTCCTGTGCCCGAGGCCGTTCTGGCAGATTCCTCCTTTGACATCATGGGCGAGGTACAGCCCCGCGTCCGTGAGGCCATGGGCGCAAAGATCGACAACGCCATCCTGTTTGGCGGTGACCGTCCCACCGAGTGGACGACCGACGTGCTGACCCTTGCCGCAAAGAACAAGGTCACCGGCCCCATCGACTACACCAAGCTGCTGGGCAAGGATGGTCTGTTCTCCAAGGTCGAAGCTGGCGGCTTCGGCGTTGATGCCGTGGTGGGCGACCTGACCGCCAAGGCAGAGCTGCGCGGCCTGCTGGATACCAATGGCCGCCCGCTGTTCCGCTCCGATATGCAGGGTGCAACCACCTACGCGCTGGACGGTGCGCCCATGTACTTCCCCGAGAACGGCGGCTTCGATGCTTCCAAGGCCCAGCTGATCGCAGGCAACTTCAAGAAGCTGGTGTACTCCATCCGTCAGGATGTCACCGTGAAGCTGCTGGATCAGGGCGTGATTCAGGATCCCTCCACCAAGGAGATCGTCTACAATCTGGCCCAGCAGGATATGGTGGCCCTGCGCGTTGTGATGCGTATGGGCTGGGCACTGCCCAACCCCGCCACCCGCATGAACGCCGACCGCTCCAAGGTTCCGTTCGCATTCCTGACCGCTGCGGCTGTCGCAGCATAAGGAGGCCGCCATGCTTTACTGCACCTACAAACAGTACCAGACAGCAGGCGGAACGCTGGACGAGGCCGCCTTTGACACGCTGTGCGCACGGGCTTCCCGGCTCATCGACCGGCACACCTTTGGCCGGGCAGGGAGCCATGCCAAAGTCTGCACCGACTGTGCCGAAGCGCTGGCCATGGCCTGTGCGTCCATCGTGCAGAGCCTGGAACGGGCCGAGGCCGCACGCGCTGCCACCGGCTATGCGCCGGGCGTGACCAGCGTCAACAACGACGGCTTTGCCGTGACGTTCTCCGAGGGCGCTCTGGCCGAAAAGCAGGCCGCCGAAGCTCACAGCATTCTTTCCGGCTGCCTGGGCAGCGACCCCCACGGCCTGCTGTATCGGGGGTGTTTCTGATGCAGTGCAGCGTTACCGTTGTGACCCTCGTTCACGACACCGCCACCGAGACCGACCGGCCTGTCTGCCATGTCATCCCCGGATGCAGCTGGCGGGAGAAACAGGACACCTCCGGCGGCGACCCCCAGCGGACAGTGCATGTCCGGCTGCCCCCTGCGGCGGGCTACCTGCCCTATTTCCAGTGGGCAAAGCTCCCGCCCGGGGAAAAGGCGGCTCACTGGACGCTCAAGCGGGGCGGCAAGCTCATCTGCGGCGCTGCCCGCAGCCTGACCGAGGCCGAGTATGCCGCCCTCGAGAAAACTCATATCTGCTGCACGGTGGCGGCGGTCTCCGATTGTCGGGAACCGCTGCTGCCGCATTTTCATGTAGAGGGGAGCTGAGGAAATGAGTGCACCCGTTATTGACCTGAAGCTCAGGTTCCGGCCCGGCTTTCAGGCCGAGATGGACAAGGGCTTCCAGAAGGTTCAGTATGCGTTCTCCCAGCAGGTGGCTAAAGCTGTGGACCCTTATGTACCCTTTGACACCGGCACGCTGAAGAACAGCGTGAATCAGGCATCCGACTTCAAAGGCGGCAAGCTGGTCTATAACACCCCGTATGCCCGGCGGCAGTATTACCTGCACACGCAGGGGCAGGGGCTGCATGGGGAGAACCACCTGCGCGGTTCCTACTGGGGCCAGCGGGCAATTGCTGACCACAAAGACGAACTGATCCAGTTCGCCAAAAACGCCGCCAGGAAAGAGCTGGGAGGTGGAACGTAATGCCCAAAGCGTCCATTACGGCCCTGCGGGACTGGCTCAAGACCTGTCCACTCATTGCCGAGGAGCAGGATGCCACCGGTGCGGCCTTCCGCATTGCCGGACTGGAAGAGGAAGCCACCGCTTTTTCCATTGAGGACAGCCCCACCGACCCCATTGTGGAAAGTTACATCTCCGGGCGGGATCTGGCGAAGAACTACCTCTTCCTGTCCCGAAGGGAGTTCGGGGAGACCGATGTGCTCACCATTGAGAACAGCGGCTTCTTTGAACAGCTGGCCGACTGGGTAATGGAACAAAATGACTGCGGCATCCTGCCTGATCTGAGCAAATGCGGGCACGGCAAGGAAGCCCAGAGCATTGAAGTCACCTCCACCGGCTACATCGTCACCGACGGCTCCGGAAGCTGCAAAATGCAGATGCAGCTCCGGCTCGTCTACTATCAACCCAAACTTTGAAAGGAGACCATCCTATGACTGTTTCCGAAACCCTGGCCGCGCTCAAGACCAAGAAGGGCATCGTGCCCAGCGCGGACTACACCGGCACCGAAAAGGCCGATGATTTCATCTTTGCGATCCAGACCGATGCCTCCACCCAGACCAAGGAGAGCGACTGGATCGTGTTTGCAGAGCGTGTCAAGGAGCACTCTGGTGCACTGAACGCTTCCACCGAGGACGTGCCCTATATCCGCGCAGGCACGGTCACCGAGAAGGGTGAGACCCAGCGCACCTTCTCCCTGAACGGAAACCGCTGCGTGGGCGACCCTGCGCAGGATTTCCTGCTCTCCCACAGGATTAAGTTCGGCTCCGGCACTGAGGTGGTTTTCCCCTATATCTACTTCAGCGCAAAGACCGGCAAGGGCGAGAAGGGCGCAGCTGCCTTTATTGTCACTGCCGATGCCAGCGGCTCCGCCAACAACTCCGCAGGTTTTGCCTGCGACGTGAAGGGCGTAGGTGTTCCGGCTGAGTTCAACTACCTGACCGTAGCCGCAGGCTAACCCGATTTTCAATGATCCATACTGCCCTCGTTCCCGGTGAACGGGGGCCCTTTTTGTAACAGGAGGATTCCCCATGACCATCAACGGCATTGAATTTGATTTTTCCACCCTGAACGCCAACGACGTGGATCGGATGCTGGCCGCACAGACCCGGCAGCAGGAACGTGCCCGGACGGAGGGCAGCCGCTACACCCCCGAGAGTGATTACCCTGCCTGGCTGCGCTTCCAGTGCCGCATCTTTATGGACTACCTGGACGAGGTTCTGGGCGAGGGTGCTTCTGAGAAGCTGGGGCTGGACGGCAGCAACTTCAACGCCTGCCTGACGGTCAGCAAGACCTTTGCCGAGGCCATGGCCGCAGAAAAGGCCAGTGTCAGCGCACGGATCCACCCCGCCGAGGAGCGGGCGCAGGTTTCGGCAGCGCAGGCTATCCCTGCCCCCATGAACCGGGAGCAGCGCCGGGCCGCAGTCAAGGCACACCCCGCTGTGGTGGATTTCAGGGCACAGGAAGCGGCAAAAGCCGCCCGCCGTGCCAAGCTGCTGGCAGAGCTTGAGGCACTGGACAATGCATGACCTGCTGACGGACACCCTGCCCACCGAGTGGGAAGGCCGCGCCATCAACTGGGACTTCCGGCCCATGATCTGGCTGCTGATCCGCACCCGCCGTGCCAAGACAGACGAGGACAACGCCCGGCTGATTTGTGAAGCCGTTCAGCGGTTCTTTGTAGGGCCGGTGCCCGGAGTGCAGTACCCGGAAGCCTTTGAATCTCTGGTGCGCTTCTGCCAGGGCGGCGGCCCCGAGGACGAGGAGCGCACTGGGACTGGCGGCAGCAGCGACCCGCAGGACGAGCCTGTGCTGGACTACCGGTGCGATGCCGACTACATCGTGGGAGCCTTTCAGCAGGCCTACGGCATCGACCTGACCGCCGACAAGGTGCACTGGTGGCGCTTCAAAGCGCTGCTGCACGCCCTGCCGCCGGAAACGCCGCTGGGCAAGATCGTGGAAATCCGGGGCAAAGACACCTCCGGCATGGACAGGGCCGACCGGGACTACTACGAGACCCTGAAAGAGCGCTTTGCCCTGCCGGATGGGCTGAAGGGGGTGAAGCGGTCTGAAACCCTGCAAGAGCACGAGGACGCTTTCCTCGCCCGCTTCGGCTGATCCCCGCGCCCCGGTGCCCTGCCCGTTCTGCGGCAGAGCGCTGCCCGTGTGGGCGGCCTCCGAAGCCTGTGCCCACGGTTTGTGGGTAAAATGCAAAAATCCCGCCTGTAAGCGGGAAGTAGAAATCAAGTTATAGCAGCCTGTGCCCCTGTGCCCGCGCTCCGATTGAGAGGTGGACACAGTGGCATTTGATTTTAGCGTTACCGGCAACACCAAGTTGGACACCAGCGGCTTCACGCAGGGTGTCAGCAGCATGACCGTCGCCGCCGGAACGCTGATCGCAGACCTGGTAAAGACGGCCAGCAGCCAGCTGACGAATCTTGCCCAGAGCGCGATCCGGAACGGCTCCATCTACGAGACATCGCTTGCCAAAGTCGGGACCATCGCCGATCTTGGCAAGCTTTCGATCCAGAAGCTGGGCAGTCAGATCACGGACATGTCCAACACCATGGGCATTGCGGCCACGGATATTGCCGAGGCTACCTACCAGGCCATCAGCGCCGGGCAGGACACGGCCAACGCTGTGGAATTTGCAGGCCAGGCAGCGAAACTGGCAACCGCCGGTTTTACCTCCACGACCTCCGCCGTGGATATCCTGACCACTGCCCTGAACGCCTACGGCTTGAGCGCCGACCAGGCGACCCACGTTTCGGATGTACTGCTGACCACCCAGAACCTGGGCAAAACCAGCGTGGACGAGCTTTCTTCCAGCATGGGCCGTGTCATCCCGCTGGCTGCTGCTTACAACGTCAGCGTAGAAAACCTGTCCAGTGGTCTGGCCGTGATGACCGCCAACGGTATCGCCACTGCCGAGGCGACCACTTACACAAAATCCATGCTGAACGAGCTGGGAGACACCGGCTCGACCGTAGGCAAGATTTTACAGCAGCAGACCGGCAAGAGCTTTGCCCAGCTGAGTGCTGACGGCAAGAGCCTGGGCGATGTGCTGCAAGTTCTGTATGACAGCGTGGGCGATGATGGCACCGCCTTTGCCGCTCTGTGGTCCAGCGTAGAAGCTGGCACGGGAGCCCTTTCCCTGGTGTCCGGCGGCGCGGACAAATTCAACGGCGTGCTGGCCCAGATGGTGGACAGTGCCGGAGCGACCGACACCGCCTACCAGACCATGACGGACACCTTCCAGCACAGCATGGAAAGCCTCCAGACCACGGCAGAGAACCTGAGCATCGACCTGTTCGAGGCCATGGAGCCGGGCCTGAAGGAAGCCGCCAACTGGGGCACCGACTGCCTGAATACCCTGACGAGCGCTCTGAATGAGGGCGGCCCGGCGGCCATGCTAGACGCAGCCAGCGGCATTCTGGAAAATCTGACCGCAGGTGTTGTTCAGAAGATTCCCGGGCTGGCATCGGCAGCAACGCAGGTCATCACCAAGCTGGTGCAGTATCTGGCTGACCATCAGGACGAGATCTTCGATGCAGGCATCCAGCTGCTGGAACAGCTCATCATCGGCATCACCGACAACCTGCCCCAGCTGATCACAGCGGCAGCAGAGCTGATTGCCAAGTTTTCTGCCGCGCTGCTCTCCCACCTGCCAGACCTGCTGAACTGCGGCGCGGCTCTTCTGACCACACTGGTGGACGGCATTCTCCGCAGCATTGAGAACCTGGGCGAAGCCGCCCTTGCCTGCATCGCAAAACTGACCGGCGTGTGGGACGGCAGTATGGATGAGTGGGGCCACATCGGCGAGAACATCGTCACCGGCCTGCTGAACGGCATCACTGGGATGTGGGACACGCTGGTGTCCACAGTCAAGGGCAAAGTCAGCGGCATGGTGAGCACCGTCAAGAATGTGCTGGGCATCCACTCGCCCTCGAAGGTGTTCACCGAGATCGGCGAGAACGTCACGCAGGGCCTTGTCAATGGCATCAACACCGGGGCTCCGGCAGCACAGGAAGCCATCCAGAACATTGCACAAACCCTCAACAACTACGGCCCGGATTTTACCACCGTAGGGGCCACTATCACGGAGCAGTTCCGCACCAAGCTCACCGAGGGCTGGGAACAGATCCAGTCTGACATCCAGACGGATGCGCTGGGGGCCATCGAGACGCTGGCAACGGCCCTCAAGGACGGTGACCTCGAGAGCCTGGGCCTGTGGGCTGCCAGCTACTTCTGGCAGGCCTGTACCAAGGAGCAGCAGACCCAGATCAACTCCATCGCTCTGGGGGCCCTGAACCAGCTGGGCAGCGCTTTGAGCGGCGTGTTCGGGAACCTGAGCCAAATGGCCATGGGTCTGGTGGCGCAGTTCGTGCCCGCCGCAGCCAGCGCAACCACGGGCCAGATCGCCCTGAACACCGCCATGGACGCAAACCCCATCCTCTTTGTCATCTCCCTCATCGGGATGCTGGTGGGTGCCCTGCTGAACTTCTCCGGCAAAAACAAGGATGTGGCCAACGCTTTCCAGAATGTCTGGGCGGGCGTTGAGGACTTTATGAGCTACATCTTCGAGGGCCTGATGCGCATCGTGGCGGCGGGCATCGAGGGCTTTGTCATCCTCATCAACG